ACTGGTACGAGCACGAGCTATTCCCTTTTGAAGCTCGATCTGCGTTGGATTCGTGGGCTAGCCAAAACGGATATTCGGACTACTGGTTTAAGAACGTAGGCGCTATACAACTATACTTTTGGACGCTTGATCCCGAATCACTAGAATCAGGCATCGTCCATGTTCCCTCTATTGGCCACTCTGGTTTGCGAGAGGGTGTTCCGCCGCCGGTTTCGTTCCGATTTCATATGCAATGGCGCCCTTGGAATCCCTATACAGGTGAACAATGGCAGGAATTTGCGAGGCGGGCCAAAGAAGATTTCAAAGTGTATCTCGAAAGTTATCATCAAGAGTGCCTCGAAGCTTGTCCGTCGTTAGCATGGCTACGGGGCTACGCCTTCTACGACGAGGTGGCAAAATACCAAGCTGGTTTCCTCCCCCGGAAGCTCGACGAGGCGAGTTTTAAACGAATCACCCGGACCGCAAGGCGAATCGGTTTGACTCTCCGGAAGAGACACAACCCGTAGAGCTTGCGTGTCCAGACTTTCCTCTCAAATAACTGCATTCTGATTACATGAGCATAAACAGCACTCATGAAAGGACACTGAATGCAGCAGATGAGCAGACGGCGCTCAATATTTAGAACGCCTGTTTCAGGACTTCCTGATCACGTGGCCACGGCAGTTCAGGTCACCCAGAAAAACGGTCCCTACGAACTGGCGGACCTGCTTGATTATCACGATCTGGCTAGGATCACTGGCGAGTCGGTGATAACACATCGCAGGCGGAAGATGCTTGGGACCGGCCCGCGCGCACTGCACATCGGTCGACACATTAGATTTCACCCGAGGGACGTTTCGGAGTGGTTAGAGCGTTGCGCCCAGACTGCCAGCAAAAGGACAGAGGTGGTCTAGATTCGTGCTCCGACGTACGAAATTCGCAGCTGCGACGGTAGGGTTTCCAGCACCAACGCGCACTGAAACTGATCTCGTTATAACGACTGCCACACGAACGTCCAATCAAGTCAGGCAGCGCTATGCCTCACACTGAATCGGGCCAGCCGGCGATTTTGGTGCAGTTCTTAGCGGCCGCTGGGGAATATCTGGGTATATCAGATAAGCGTCTGCTCGTCCAAGAGCCCGAGTTCGCTCGCGTGCTTAAGAGTATGGAACGAGACTCAAATAGCGCAGCTCGCTTAGTGCGACTCTGCGACGCGGATTGCGGTTGAGTGATATGGCTACCGCACCACAGCCGCGATTGCTCACCATTCCAATCAAGCAGCAAAGACAAAAACTTCACACGCACGGGTTCATACTGGGAACCTTCAGTCCTCGTGAGCTCTGCGCCAGGGGTGTTTGGCACTTCGGAACATTGCCGGCTGATTTGCGGCGTAGCTCGGCTATCTCCGATGCGGCCAAGCTAATGTGGAGCGCTCTCGCTGAAATGGAAGCGACCATGCCCGAGGTAAGGCCCGGCTTACTTCGCTTAGCCCGTGAGATTGGGAAGAGTCGCAGTACTGCTATCAGAGCGATTGAAGAGCTCGAGGACAACGGACTGATTCAGGTTATGAGGCAGCCGCGACAGAAGGCCCGTCCGGAGAATTCGACTAACCTATACCGTTTCATCCTGAACCCGCGGTTCTTCACAGAATCCGGGGCAGGCAGTGTAACCAGTTCCGAAATTGACACCGGTTCCACGGGTGACACTAGTGTCAATTCCGCGCCGGAGCTAGTGTCAATTCTGCACAGAACCAGTGTCAAGAATGGAACCCAAGATAAGACCATTAGTAAGACCACTGCGCAAGAGTCTCTCGAAGCAGCAACTCGGCAAACAGCTTCTCGGATTTATGGGAACCATCCCCACTCCAGGCGAGATATCGGAGTCGGTCAGATCAGCAAGCTTTTACGGGTGATCCTGAAGCACAAGAAGCTGATCGGGGCCGAAGCAACTGAGTACCTGAACACACTCGCCGTTCGCCACGAACGCTTCTGCGGATCCGAGCAGTGGACGAAAGCAGATGGCGAATACGCCAAGGGCTTAGCGAACTGGCTAGCTCCCACCATGGAGCGTTATGACCAGGAAGCGCCGGGCGGGCCTCCGAAGAGCAGTAGCGCAGATTCCGAGCCTCCCGGCCTCAGAGCGGGAGAGATCGAATGAGCCGGCCTGACTTACTCATTGATCGCCCACTCCCGGCCAATCTCGAGGCTGAACGGCTGGTACTCGGGGCCGCGATGTCAGATCCAGAGGCCTTCCCGCAGATCGTGCCGTTGTTAGAGCCTGGCGATTTCTCGATAGAGAAGCATGTACGAATCTTCCGGCGTATGGCGGAGGGTTTCGATGCTGGAAAGCCGCTCAGCTATGTCTCGGTTGCCGAAGAATTGCGGAAGCAAGGACAACTTGAGTCCGTTGACGGCCTAAGCTATCTCTCTTCGCTGGAATCGGGAATGCCGCGTCTTTCAACGGTTGAGCGTTACTGCGAAATCGTCAGAGAGAAAAGCATACTGAGCCGTGCGATCATGTCTGCCTACGACGTGATTAATCGCTGCCTCGATGGGAGTGACAGTCCTGCTGATCTCCTGATCGAGATCGAGCGGATGAGTGACGTCCTGAATCCGGGCTCCAAGCGCAAGCTCGAAGCGCGAACCGTGACTGACGTTATCGGCGACGAAGGTGGCGTGAACAGCTTTCTACGTCCTGAGTTGCAACCCGGTATTCAGATCCCATTTGAGGCCATTCACGGGACCCTGGGGGGCCTCCGGCGCGGAAAGCTGGTTCTACTCGGTGCCAGGCCGGCAGTCGGTGAAACGGCCTTGGCCTCGCAGATTGCCGAGTCCGCTGCAGCCAGCGGTAAGAGAGTTCTGTTCGTCACGCTTGAGATGACGGCCAGGGACGTTCTGCATCGCGCTATCGCAGGCAGGGCACAAGTTAGCGCTTATTATTTCCGAACTGGTCGACTGAGTGAAGTCGAGCGCCATCGGGTGCAGAAAGAAATGTCCGATCTGGCCTCACTCGACAACCGGTTACTGCTGGTCGATCGCAGTGACACAACGCTTCCGGCGATCACGGCCTTGATTCGATCAATGCACGCGCGTAATAACCCGATCGAACTGTGCGTAATCGATTACCTACAGCTGCTGAGCTCCGCTGGATCGGCCGAGAACCGCGTGCAAGAGGTATCGGCGCTGTCGCGCGGCCTGAAACGGGTGGCACAGCAGTTCGATATCCCGGTACTCGCGCTTTCCCAGCTCAGCCGGAAGGGAGCACAGACGACTTGCGAGCCCCAATTGGACTGGTTGAAGGAGTCCGGGCAATTGGAGCAGGATGCTGACCAAGTACTGTTCCTATGGCTCAAAGGCGAGCCGAAAGAGCGCGAGATTCTGCGGGAGATCTCCTGGCGCGTCGCAAAGAATCGAGACGGAATCCTTAATCGCGGAACGTTGATGTTCAATACAAAGTACTGCCGATTTGACGAGCAAAGTGAAGCCGCCCGAGGACAAGCAGCATGAGACGGCTAATTCTGCCAAAGAACCGCGGTGGCCCGACCGGACAGCGTGAGTTGCTGTTGACGAAGCTGTATGTATCGTTCTCGGGATCGATCTGGAATCGAAGTCAGCTTGATATCCCCGGGCCTGAAGATCCGCCCGCCGGATACAGTTACCGGCGACACACCGCTGCATCTAAGAAGTGGGATAGCAAGGACACGAGCGCCATGACTCAAACGGAGGAAGCAATGCACATGACTACTCCCATTTGCAAGCAGGAATGAATACATGCCATCCATCCCCGATCCGAAGCAGGAACTCTTTTCCCGCTTCGTAGCCGAGGGAAAAACCCGCAAAGAGGCCGCAATTTCAGCAGGTTACAGCGCAAAGAGTGCGGCGTCAATCGGTTCCCGGCTGTCAAAAAAATTCAATATTAGTCAACGAATTCAAGAGGTCCAGCAGATCTCTGCGTCGCTCTCAATCACCAAAGCCGTTCTTTCCAAAGACTGGATCGTCGAGAAGTTAAAGGAAAACGTCGAGCGTGCGATGCAGTTGATTCCGGTTCTCAATAGTACGGGCCAGCAAACCGGCGAATTCAGATACGAGGGCAACGTCGCCAACAAGGCGCTCGAGCTTCTGGGCAAGCATATCGGGTTTTTCGAGCCATTGCTTAAGGAGGATGGATCCGGACCAAATCAGAAGGTCATCATCAAAATGCCCAACGGTGAAGAGATTGACGCAAAACCGCTGAATGCTGACGCTCTTAAAGCCGCAGGCAAGGGTTTTCCAATCGAGTAAGCGGTTTCGCGTACTCGTTGCCGACCGCCGCAAGCCCTCTTGCATCGTGTTCGGAAGACACCATTACCAGGGGCCAACCGCTAACACATTTTTCTGCCCTTAGGTTCGGTTCTGCCGAGACAGTCCCGATAGGGCGCTCACGACTTGAGAGGAGCAGATTTACTTCCACGGGCAGCTTTAACACCGAGCTTGTGTAAAATACTGAAAACAGAGCCAAGTGCTAGTTGAAGAGGCGCCCCTGTGCGTCGCGCGCTATTCACTCTTTGACAAGGGGGTACCAGCCTGTACCCTTCGCTCGCACAAAGGGTCACAGACCCAGAGGTTCTGCGAATCCTGCTCAGCATCGGACCTACCGAAACAGCACACTTCCAGACTTGGCACGATAAGGCGGGCAATGCCGTGAACGGCTCCATCCTTCCGTCTCCGCTAATCGACCCCAAGGATCCGACAGTGGTCTTCCCGAACCTCAATATCAATCCTGGGGGGCGGCTGTTCCAGACCAACCTGATCATGCCGGAGCCCTGTCATTTCCTCAGCCGAAAGTTCCCGCGCTGTTCGATTGTTCGCCCCACCCAAACGAAAGGGGCTGCCATGGGCGCCGTCAAAGCCCTCTCTGCGGACGGGCTGTTTATCGGGCAATCGAAGGAGTTCTTCGAACTGGTGCTGGATCTTGCAGAAGATGCGGATGAGGCAAGGCGCGAACACGAACAAGACTGAGCGGGCACTCTGCTCGATTAGTTGATTCGGCTCTCCCTCGAAAATCCTGCTCAA